CCGTTAATATGGCGACCATATCCAGCGACTCTAGGTTCGAAATATTGTCTAAGTCAGGAGCTGATGCTAAAAAAATGTTTACAGACAAAGTCGTACCGATATCGGTCAACTATCCGTTCTTTTTCAAACCAATACAAGACGGTATGGATAGACCAAAAACAGAATTGGCTTATAGGATTCCAGCGTCAAGACTTACTCGTAAATCTATTCAGAACAAACCAAATGATGAGATACTTGAGGGGCTCGACACCACAATTGACTGGAAAAATACTGGTGACAATTCCTACGATGGGGAAAAACTAAAATTGTTAGTGCATGATGAAAGCGGTAAATGGGAGAGGCCAGACAACATATTAAACAACTGGAGAGTTACCAAAACTTGTTTAAGATTAGGTTCAAGGATTATAGGCAAGTGCATGATGGGTTCAACGTCAAACGCTTTAGATAAAGGTGGAGAAAATTTTAAAAAACTATATTACAACTCCGATGTTACTAAACGAAACAGGAATGGACAGACTAGCTCAGGACTATATTCTTTGTTCATACCTATGGAGTGGAACTACGAAGGATTCATTGATTCTTATGGACACCCTGTTTTCAATACTCCGCAAGAACCAGTTGAAGGACCACACGGTGATTTAATTGACGTAGGTGTTATAGAGCATTGGGAAAACGAAGCTGATGGTCTTAGAAGTGATCAAGATGCTTTAAACGAATTTTACAGACAGTTTCCAAGAACTGAAGAACACGCGTTTAGAGATGAAACTAAAAATAGTATATTTAATTTAGTTAAAATATACGAGCAAATAGATTATAACGAAGATTTAAGAAACACAAGCGTTATTACTACTGGAACATTTCAATGGGAAAATGGTGTAAAAGATACTAGAGTAAAATTTGTACCAAACCCAAATGGTAATTTTAATATTACTTGGGTTCCAAGTTATGATTTACAAAATAAACAAATAATAAAAAATGGTATTAAGCATCCTGGTAATGAACATATAGGTGCTTTTGGTTGTGATAGCTACGACATATCTGGAACAGTAGATGGTAAAGGGTCTAAAGGCGCTTTACACGGTTTAACTAAATTCAGTATGGAAGACGCACCGCCAAATACATTTTTTCTAGAATACATAGCTAGGCCACAAACTGCTGAAATGTTTTTTGAAGACGTGTTAATGGCTTTAGTTTTTTACGGCATGCCATTGCTCGCAGAAAACAACAAGCCAAGGCTTTTGTATTATTTAAAAAGAAGAGGTTATAGAGGTTATTCAATGAATAGACCTGATAAACTTTGGAATAAGCTATCTGTAGCTGAAAAAGAAATAGGTGGTATACCTAATTCTAGCGAGGATATAAAGCAAGCTCACGCTGCAGCTATAGAATCTTATATAGATAAATATGTTGGATTAAAATCAGATGCTCAATATGGAGATATGTATTTTAATAAAACACTAAATGATTGGGCTAAGTTCGACATAAATAAAAGAACAAAGTTTGATGCTGCTATAAGTTCTGGTTTAGCTATAATGGCTTGTAATAGACATTTATATAGACCTGTAGCTAAAATAGAAAAACAACCAATAAATATAAAAATCGCTAGATATACCAACAGCGGGAATATATCAAAAATAATGAAATAAATATGGCTGAGTCAGTTGTAAAAAGTTTTTTTCCTAGTCAAGTTGCTAGTGATCAAGAAAAAGCCTCTTTTGAGTATGGCTTAAAAGTTGGTAGAGCTATTCAAGATGAATGGTTTAAATCCACTAACGGTGTTAATAGATATAAAAGTAATCAAAATACTTTTCATAGATTAAGACTATATGCTAGAGGCGAGCAGAGTATACAAAAATATAAAGACGAATTATCTATAAACGGTGATTTATCTTATTTGAATTTAGACTGGAAACCAGTACCTATTATACCTAAGTTTGTTGATATTGTTGTTAATGGTATATCTGAAAGAGCTTTTGATATAAATGCATACTCACAAGATCCATATGGTGTAGGTAAAAGAACTGCATATATGGAATCTATTATTCGTGATATGCAAACGAAACAAATAAACGAATACGTACAAGAAAATTTAGGTATTAATTTATTTGAAAACAATCCAGCTACTTTACCAGAAACAAAAGAAGAACTTGAGCTTCATATGCAGCTTACGTACAAACAAAATATTGAAATAGCACAAGAGCAAGCTATAAATGTTTTATTAGAGGGTAATAAATATGATTTAACTAGAAAAAGAGTTAATTACGATTTAACTACTATAGGTATTGGAGCTGTTAAAAATAGATTTACACAATCAGAAGGTGTTGTTGTTGACTACGTAGATCCAGCTTACATGGTATATTCTTATACAGAATCACCGTATTTTGACGATATATATTATGTTGGTGAAATAAAATCAGTTCATATTAACGAGCTTAAAAAACAATTTCCTGAATTAACTAATGACGATTTAGAAAATATTAGTAAAACAGCTTTTCAAAATAATGGTTTTTACGACAGAACAATAGCTAATTACGACGAAACAGATTCTAACACCGTTCAAATATTATACTTTAATTATAAAACATACATGAATGAAGTGTATAAGGTTAAAGAATCTTCTACTGGTGCTGAAAAAATATTAATTAAAGATGATCAATTTAATCCACCTCAAGAAATACTTGAACAATACGGTATACAAAAAATTGGTAGATCTTTAGAAGTTTTATACGAAGGTGTTTTAGTTTTAGGTACAGATAAATTACTTAAATGGGAAATGGCTAAAAACATGCTACGACCAAAGAGTGATTTTACTAAAGTTAAAATGAATTATAGTATATGTGCGCCTCGTATGTATAAAGGACAAATTGAATCATTAGTTAGCCGTATAACCGGTTTTGCTGATATGATTCAATTAACTCATTTGAAGCTGCAGCAAGTGTTATCACGCATGGTACCAGATGGTGTTTATTTAGATGCTGATGGTTTAGCTGAAGTTGATCTTGGTAATGGTACTAACTATAATCCACAAGAGGCACTAAATATGTTCTTTCAAACAGGTTCTGTGATTGGTAGATCATTTACACAAGAAGGTGATTTAAATCCAGGTAAAGTACCTATTCAAGAAATAGCAAGTGGATCTGGCGGTAATAAAATACCTCAGCTAATAAATACATATAACTATTATCTGCAAATGATCCGCGATGTAACGGGTCTTAATGAAGCTAGAGATGGTAGTACTCCTTCAAAAGATGCTTTAGTTGGCGTACAAAAACTTGCAGCGGCTAATTCAAATACAGCTACAAGACATATATTGACTGGTGGTTTGTTTATAACGTCTGATTTAGCAGAGAACTTATCACTTAGAATATCAGATATATTAGAGTATTCACCAACAAGAGACGCATTTATACAGCAAATAGGTGTTCACAATGTAGCGACGTTAGACGAGCTAAGTGAATTACATTTATACGACTTTGGTATATTTATAGAGTTGCAGCCAGATGAAGAAGAAAAAGCTATATTAGAAAACAACATACAAATGGCTATAGCTCAAAAGTCTATAGACTTAGAAGATGCTATAGATGTTAGAGATGTTAAAAATATAAAGTTAGCTAATGCGCTACTAAAACTTAGACGTAAAAAGAAAATGGAGCGTGATCAGTTGATTCAGCAACAGAATATTCAAGCTCAAGCACAGGCTAATCAACAATCACAACAAGTTGCCGCGCAATTAGAAGTTCAAAAACAAAATGCTTTAACTCAAAGCAAAATACAGTTAGAACAAGCTAAAGCTAATTTTGAAGCAGAGAAGCTAATGAGAGAAGCCGAATTGAAGAAACAATTAATGGCTTATGAGTTTCAAATAAATATGCAGCTTCAAAAACAACAAGGTGAAGTTTTGTCTAGCAAAGACAGAATGAAAGAAGATAGAAAAGACGAAAGAACTAAAATACAAGCTACACAGCAAAGCGAGCTTATAGCTCAAAGAAAAAACGATCTACCGCCAAAAAACTTTGAATCATCTGGGAATGACATATTAGGCAGTGGATTTGATTTAGGTTCACTATAACCCAGGTGATAATAACTAATAGTAATTATATAATATTTTATCATGGAAAACGAAGAAATTAAAGATTCTTTAGTTGAAGAGGTGCAACAAGAAGCGCCAAAACCTGTTACGCAAGAAGATGGTGTAATAAAGGTTGATTTAAGTAAACTAAACAAAACAAACCAAGATGCCGTTCAAGAACAAAGCACAGATGAAAGCGTGTTACGCAGCGCAGACGAAAGCGCAGAAAGCAGGGAAGAAGCCAACTTGGAATTGCAAGAAGTGGTTGAAGAAAACCCCGAGCAGCGTGTTGAAGATGTGCGGAGTGAAGCACCGGTAGTTGAAGAAATTACCGAAGAAGAAGTACAAGAGCAAAAAGAGCAATTAACAGAAGATATTGCTGAAGCTATTGAAGAGCAAAAACAAACTGGAGTTGATTTACCAGAAAATATTCAAAAAGTTGTAGACTTTATGAGTGATACTGGCGGAACTCTTGAAGATTATGTTAAATTAAACCAAGATTATTCTAAATTAAATAACGAACAGTTATTAAGAGAGTATTACGAAACCACAAAACCACATTTAGACAAAGAAGACATCGACTTATTAATGGAAGACTTTAGCTACGATGAAGAGCTAGATGACGAAAGAGATGTTAGAAAAAGAAAAATAGCTTACAAGGAAGAGCTTGCTAAAGCTCAAAACCATATGGAAAGCTTAAAGTCTAAATATTACGACGAAATAAAAGCTGGCTCTAGACTTACACCTGAGCAGCAAAAAGCAGTTGAGTTTTTCAACCGCTACAATAAAGAAAACGAAGAGTCAACTAAAGTTGCAGAACAACAAAAAAATACGTTTTTAAAGAAAACAAACGATTTGTTCAACAACGATTTCAAAGGTTTTGAATATTCTGTTGGAGACAAAAGATATCGTTTTAACGTTAAAGACGTAGACAATGTGAAAAACACACAAAGCGACATTAATAATTTTGTCAAGAAGTTCTTGAACGATAAAAATGAAATGTCTGATGCTAAAGGTTATCACAAGTCTTTGTTCACCGCTATGAATGCTGACGCTATAGCACAACACTTTTATGAGCAAGGTAAGGCCGATGCTATAAAATCAAGTGTTGCTAGAGCTAAAAATGTAGATATGGAACCGAGACGGGGCCATGAAAAAACTACAACTTCTAACGGTTGGACAGTAAGATCTGTTAATGGTGTTGATACTTCTAAATTAAAAATGAAAATTAGAAAATAACAACTAAAAATTTAAAATTATGGCATTTGCTGGAACTGGTGCTGAGTTAAATCACGTAACTCCGCGCCCTATTAAAGGTCTATTTGGTGACAACTATTTGTCTCTAGATGACTTAGATTTTACACAACAATTTCTACCTGAAGTTTATGAAAAAGAGGTAGAGCGATATGGTAACCGTACTGTATCTGGATTTTTAAGAATGGTAGGCGCTGAAATGCCTATGGCTTCTGATCAAGTAGTTTGGTCAGAGCAAGGACGTCTTCACATCGCGTTTGAAGATTGTCAAGTAGCTGCAACTGGTAGTAACTTGTTGACTTTTACTGATGACGTTGCTGGAGTTGCTGGATCTCAAACAGGTGTGCAAAAAGCTCAATTACTTAACGCTGGTAATACTATCGTTATATCTGTTGGAGTTGTAAGCATGAAAGCTAGAGTTAAAATTGGTGGTAATGGAAGTACTGCTACTGTTGAAGTTGAGCCTTACGGAGCAGCTGATTTATCAACTATTTATGCTGCTGGTGGAGATGCTACACCTGGAGTTGTAAAAGTTTTTGTTTATGGTTCTGAGTATACAAAAGGAAGTGGAACTTCAAATAACCCTGGACCTAGCAAAACTGTAGACGCTAAATTCACTCAGTTTAGTAACAAACCTATTATCTTGAGAGATAAATACAACGTTAATGGGTCTGATGTTGCGCAAATTGGATGGGTTGAAGTTACTACTGAAGCTGGAACTGGAGGATATCTTTGGTATTTAAAATCTGAGCACGAAGCGCGTATTCGTTTTGAAGATTATTTAGAAATGTCAATGATTGAAGCCGTTACTGATACTGCCACTGGTGGTGGTGCCGCTGGAGCTGCTGGTTACACTGGGTCTGAAGGTCTTTTTGCTGCTATTGAAGATAGAGGTCTTGTTTATAATGATCCTGACTTTTCTAACACAACGCCTGGTTCAGAAGGTATTACTGAATTTGACGATATTCTAGCTGAATTAGACAAACAAGGTGCTATTGAAGAAAATATGCTTTTCTTAAATCGCCGAACTTCTTTAGATATCGATCTAATGCTAGCTGCTCAGAACTCTTATGGATCTGGAGGTACTTCTTATGGAGTATTCGAAAATTCAGAAGACATGGCACTTAACTTAGGTTTCTCTGGTTTCCGTAGAGGATCTTATGACTTTTACAAAACTGATTGGAAATATTTGAACGATTCTACAACTGCTGGAGTAACTGGACTTACTTTAGGTACTTTAGTCCCAGCTGGAACTTCAACTGTTTACGATCAAATTTTAGGTCAAAATATTCAAAGACCTTTCTTACACATTCGTTACCGAGCTTCTGAAGCTGACGATCGTCGTTTGAAGTCTTGGGTAACTGGATCTGTTGGTGGAAACTATACAAGCGAAGCTGATGAAATGAACGTAAACTTCTTGTCTGAAAGATGTTTATGTGTTCAAGGTGCTAACAACTTTGTATTGTTTAACAAGACAACATAGTAATAACACGGGTAATGTTTACCCCTGATGTAATTTCAGGGGTAACTATTACCATTATTAATTATTTAATTTTATTATATCATGGCTAAAAAAGCTACAGCAGAAGAAACTGTCGAGGTTGCACCTCAACCAACTGTTGCAAAAACTGCACCAGTTCAAAAACCAGCTAAACCTAGTTGGGAAATTAAAGATAGACTATATCAATTAAAACACGGTAAATCACCTTTGGTATTTACTTTACCATCAAAAAACTCTAGAAGATCTCCTCTTCTTTGGTTTGATGAAAAAACAGGGGAGCAAAAAGAGCTTAGATACGCTACAAATCAAAACTCACCTTTTGTTGATGATCAAAAAGGTCAATATATATTAGGTAGGATAATTTTTAGAGACGGTGTATTAGCTGTTCCAAAAGAACAACAAAACCTTCAAAAATTATTATCACTATATCACCCAGCATTAGACAAAGTGTACGAAGAGTATAATCCAGTACAAGAGTCCGTAAATGAACTTGCTTACATGGAATACGAAATTGAAGCTTTGCTAGCGGCTAAACAAATGGATATAAGCAGTTTAGAAGCTATATTAAGGGTTGAATATGGAAGTAGAGTTGATACACTAACATCAAGCGAGCTTAAAAGAGATGGATTAGTTTTTGCTAAGAAAAATCCTATATTATTTTTAGAACTTGCTAACGATGATAACGTTGAGCTTAGAAACGTGGGTATAAAAGCTACAGACTTAGGGATATTAAAATTATCTTCAGATCAGAGAACTTTTACATATGGTGAAACTGGTAGAAAGTTAATGACTGTTCCTTTTGATGAGCATCCTTACTCTGCGCTTGCAGCCTTCTTTAAAACAGATGAAGGTATGGAAGTTTACAAACATATAATTAAAAAATTATAAGTCACATTATAGTAGCTAGGCCGCTGTAATAGTGGCCTAACTATTATAAATAAAAAATAACAAATGGCAGTAAGCATAGATACAGTATATCAAAAAGTTTTAGCTATATTAAATAAAGAGCAAAGAGGCTATGTAACACCTCAAGAGTTTAATTTATTTGCTAATCAAGCTCAGCTAGATTTATTCGAGCAATACTTTTATGATATTAATCAATTTGGAAGATTACCTGGCAATGATACAGAGTATTCAGACATGTTAGATATTTTAAATGAAAAAATAAGTCCATTTGAAGTAACATCAGGCAATTTAACCCACGACAACACTAAGTTTGAATTACCCGCCGATCTATATAGACTTGGCACAGTCATATATAGTAACACTACAACCGACAGTTTTGGCGCGTCTACTACAGAGCAAATAGAAGCTGAGAGAGTTGCTAAAAATGAAATTTTATATATAAACTCATCTCCACTTACAAAACCAAAGAATACACGTCCTATATACACTCAAAACACGTCTGGAATCAATGTTTATGGTGATTCTGAATTAACTTCTAACGTAAAGTGTAATTATATTAAAAAGCCAACCACTCCACAATGGGCATATCAAATAGTTTTTGGTGAGCCATTGTATGACGCTGCTAATTCAGTTGATTTTGAGTTAAATCCACCTGAAGAAACAGAGCTTGTTATAAAAATACTAGAGATGGCTGGTTTATTGATTAAAGACTACAATTTATACAATGTAGCTAATCAAGAAGAAATTGAAACTATACAACAAGAAAAATCTTAATAAATGGGACTAATAAACTATACTAACGAGCAATATTACGAAGGACCAGATGGTATCTGGAATAGTTTAGACGAAGATTATGGTAACTACCAGTTTGTCTCATTGAAAGATATTATAAATAACTTTATTATATCTTACGTGGGTGAAGGTAAAGTTATAAGTAAAATAAAAAGAACCGACGTTGCTTTCCACGCTCAACGCGGTATACAAGAATTTAATTTTGATTTATTACCTTCTTTTAAATCACAAGAAATAGAAATAGGTCCTCAGTTGTATATGGTGTTGCCGCAAGACTATGTAAACTACGTTAAGTTGACTTGGACAGACGAACAAGGCTTAGAACGCGTTATATATCCTGCTAGAAAAACTAGTGATCCATTACCGATACTTCAAGATAGTAACTACGAGTATACTTTTGATCAAAACGGAGAGATATTATACGCTCAAGACTCGGAGACTTGGAAAAGATTTAAAAACAATCCAGTTAATAAAGAAAACAATAGAAATACAAACAGTGGTGATTTGATGACAGAGCATTTTTTAGGTAGACGTTATGGTCTTAATCCTGAAAACTCTCAATCAAATGGTGTGTTTTTTATAGATCAAATAAAAGGTTTAATACATTTTAGCTCTGATATGGTGAATCGCATTGTTACTTTAAAGTATATAAGCGATGGTTTAGGCACTGATGAGGAAATGACAGTACATAAGTTTGCTGAAGAAGCTTTATACAAATATATAGCTTACGCTATTTTATCAACTAGAGCAAATACACCAGAATATATTATAGCAAGGTTTAAGCGTGAAAAACAAGCCGCTAGACGCAATGCTAAATTAAGATTATCAAATATAAAAATAGAAGAGATTACGCAGGTTATGCGTAACAAATCTAAGCAAATAAAACATTAATATATGCCAGAATTTATCCATACCTTCCAATCAGGAAGAATGAATAAAGATCTTGATGAGCGATTGATACCAAACGGTGAATACCGCGACGCGCTGAATTTAGATTTAGCAAACTCAGATGGATCTAATGTAGGTACTTTACAAAATGTAAAAGGAAACCGAGAGCAGCGTGGCTGTGAAGGTTGTTCTGAAAACTGGAGTTCTGACTATATAGATGCCCTTCAAAATCCCGTTGTTATTGGGTCTTACAGGCACGACCAAACCGAAAGAATTTATTGGTTTATAGCTTCTGACAACGTAAGCGCTATCGCTGAGTATGATCAAACCACAGATCTAGTAAAACCAGTATTAGTCGACACAGCTGGTATACTTAATTTTTCACAAAACTATTTAATCACAGGTATTAACATACTTGATAAATTTTTATTTTGGACAGACGATCAGACTGAACCAAAAAAGATTAATATTGAAAAATTTAAAACAGGTTCTGTAGATTTTACCACGCACACCAAAGTTCCTAAATGGTTACCCCAACAAAACACTTATCAAACTAGTTTGACTGGTAGACCAGATTTTGTTGAAAAAGATGTAACTGTAGCGAAGTTATCACCAACAAATGCCCCTACTATAAATGCAGCTGTTTCTAAGTTTGGAAATGATGTTCCTGGTACTGGTATAACACCAGTGTCTACAACTTTTAATAATACTGATTTAGAAAACTTTACATACATACCAAACCCAACAACAGAGCCAAATGTTTTTATATCATATCCAACTTATGGAGAGTATTTAGACCAAAGAGAAAGTGGTGTTTACCTTGGAACTTCTTTAGACAACGCTACTAATAATCCAAACTATGATGCTACTTACGGTTGGGACGGTCATATAACCTTTGAAATAAGTGAAATTGTTACAGCTTGGCAAGTAGATGACGTAGTCATAATGACAGGTAGTTATGAAAATCCTTTTGGTCAAGATGAAGAGTATTCTATACAAATACAAATAAAACAAATAAACAACCTAACTATAACGGCTCAGATACAGGCTATATCTTTAGATATACAAAAAACTATAAATTCTGAGGAAGAAGTAGAGCCAATAGTTTGGGAATGTGTTTTGCTCGAAAAAGATAGTATATTTGAATATAAATTTCCTAGATTTGCTTATAGATGGAAATATATAGACAATGAATATTCTTGTTTTTCGCCTTTTTCTAAAGTTGCATTTCTAGGTGGTGAATTTGAATACGTTTCTTCAGATGCATACAACCTAGGTATGGTTAATAGAATTAAAAAACTTATAATAGAAAATTTAATTTGGACAAACGAAGAGATTTCAGAAATTGATATATTATATAAGGAAAGTAATTCTACATCTGTCTACGTTGTTGATACTTTGAAAAAAGAGGATTATTTAAATGTTTCTTTGCCTAGCACGTATCAAATAAAAAGCGAATTAATAGGTAGTACTGTAGATAATAATCAACTTTTAAGACCTTGGGATAACGTACCTAGAAAAGCTAAATCTCAAGAAATTATAGGTAATAGAGTAGTGTATGGTAATTATTTACAAAACTACAACACGGTTGGATATATTAACGCAGATTCTAGTATATCTACATCTGTAGATTTACTACTTAGCTCTAATAGTTTTTCGCACGAGCCTATATACGAAATAGGAAAACCAGCACCTTCTATAAAATCAATAAGAACTTATCAGGTTGGAGTTGTTTATAAAGATACATACGGAAGAGAAACACCTGTTTTTACAAGCCAAAACGCTAGTTTTCAGTTAGATATATCAGCTTCTTCCACTGTTAACAAGCTACAAGTAAGCCCACTTAATATACCACCAGACTGGGCTACTCATTATAAATTCTTTATAAAAGAAACTTCTAATGAATACTACAATTTAGCATTAGATAGATTTTATCACGCAGAAGATGGAAATATATGGTTATCTTTTCCCTCTTCAGAAAGAAATAAAGTAGATGAACAAACTTATTTAATTCTAAAAAAACAACACGATAATGATGTTGCTATAAAAGAGTTGAATAGATATAAAATATTATCAATATCTTCATCTGCTCCAGAATTTATATCAACTTTTGATATTTTTAAAGCCGGAAGCGATGTACAATTAACAAATGAAATTGAACCTGGTAGAATAACGCTTCAGTTTAATGGACCTACAAACACTGCTAATCCAGAGTTTCATAAAGGTTTTACCGGTAATAGAAAGGTAAGAATAACAACAGCTGGTACAACTAGTGATTATTATGAAATAGATTCTTTTAAAACTAAAGGCACTAATAATAACGAGTATGAAATTGTATTAAAAGAACCTTTGGGTCCAGAAGTACCTTTAACCAATTCTGGCACAACAGTTACTGTAAAAATATATGAGCCAGAAAAGAAAAATTTACCAGAATTTGAAGGTAGGTTTTTTGCTAAAATAAATAGAAACTTTGCGTTTGACACAAATATAATAGAGTCTTTTAAAGCTTTAGAGCCTAGATACGCTGTTAGAGATGAAATAGATTTTACTACAACATGGAGTTGGGGCTGGAGCAATTATCATAGAACTTTTAATTACGGCGACGCGGGTTGTGATGGATGTAGTGATGATGGATGTAGTTCAAGAAACAAGCAATGGAGTATATTTGGTTGGAGTAACATGAATTACGCAGGCACTACACCAGCCATTGGAGATAATTATAGTTCTCAAGATATCGTTAGAGTGTGGAATGGTGAAGGATACGCGCCACCTACAAAGGGAAGAAGAGTTGTAGGTTTTGTTTACACAGGGGTAAGGCCAGATGAAAGTCAAACATACATAAATAGCATGGTTGGTTATGCGCCACCAGATATAGGTCAAACAAGAAGAATCACTGGTGGTACTTTAGCAGAAGGCGCTAAAATAAGGTTCGAATCTAAGCAAGGTGATCAGAGCGAGGTATATACCGTTATGGAAACAATTTCTTATTTAGTTCCAAGAGGAGGTAGATACAAGAAGAAAAATTGTAACAATTGGAGAACAAACTCTGAAAACGGTACAGTTATATTTATGATATTTCTAGACAGGGCTATAAACGATCCTTGGATGCCAGAATGGAATCAACAAAGCGTGTTGAGCAGTAAACTTCCTTCTATACAAGTAGTTGAAAACGTTAGCACTGACAATAATAAGTTATTAACTTCGCCTAATCCAGCTATATTTGAAACAGAACCTAAAGAAGCTGTAGATTTAGATCTTTACTACGAAGCTTCTAACGCTATACCTATATCAGACTATAATAATACAAATCAGCAAATAGATTGGTTTAACTGTTATTCATATGGTCAAGGTGTTGAGTCTAATAGAATTAGAGATGATTATAACGCTGTTTACATAGACAAAGGTCCTAAAGTTTCTACAGTATTAGATGATCCTTATGCAGAAGAAAGAAGAGGTAGTGGTTATATATTTTCACAAGTATATAACTCTACATCAGGTATAAACAGATTAAATCAGTTTATACAAGCTCTACCCATAACAAAAGATTTAAATCCAATACATGGTACTATACAAAAGCTATATGCTAGAGACACAGATTTAATAACACTTTGCGAAGATAAGTGTTTTAGAGTATTAGCAAACAAAGACGCATTGTTCAACGCTGACGGCAATGTTAATTTAACTGGTAATACCGCTGTTTTAGGTCAAGCTGTTCCTTATGCTGGTGAATTTGGTATATCTAAAAATCCAGAGTCATTTGCGCAGTATGCTTTTAGATCGTATTTTACAGATAAAAATAGAGGTGCTGTTATAAGATTATCTAGAGACGGTATAACTAATATTGCTGAAAAAGGTATGTCAGATTTTTTTGCTGATAACTTAAAAGTTTCAACAAATATCATAGGTAGTTACGACGACGATAAAGATATATATAATGTAACCTTAGACAATCTAAGCCAATCTTGGAAAAACACGTTTAGCCAAAGTCAAGATTACCAATTAAATCCTGATTGTAACGCAGATACTAGCGATCCAATAACACAAACTACTGTTTCATTTAAAGAATCTGTAGATGGTTGGACTTCAAGAAAATCATTTATACAAGAAAGTGGGGTTAGTTTAAATAATAGATATTTTACGTTTAAAAACGGTAGAATTTGGGAACACGGTCTTCTTGACAAAGCTAATAACTTTTATGGCATACAATATGATAGTGCTTTTAATGTTATTTTCAATGAAATGCCTCAATCTGTAAAAGGATTTAGTACGTTAAATTATACTGGAACGCAAAGTAGAAGATTACAATACCAAACACAAGGAAGTTCTAGATGGTACTCTATAGCTGAAGTTAATTTTAACAAAATAATCCCAGTGACTGTAGAGCAAAAGCAACCGGGTTGGTATGTGAATTATATTAAAACAGATCTTGAAGGAGGTGAAGTTAAAGAGTTTGAAAAGAAAGAAGGTAAGTATTTTAACTACATAAAAGGATTAGAGCAGTTTAATGATTGCGAATTTATAGGTGAAGGTATTGGACCGCCTGTTATAGTTCAATGTGATCCGCAGAGTTACAATTTTACAATAACTATAGATGAAAACTGTAGTAGTTCTGGTGGTTCAACGCCTGATACAATACAATTTTTTGTAAATATATGGGACTGTACAAAACCAGCTCAACAAACTAATATTGTAAACGAAACAACAGCTCAGAGCGTTAAGTGCGCTATTGAAGCGTTTTATAGCCCGCTTTATGAAGACTATACTCGTGTTTCAAATAATGGAACTGCGTTTTCTTATGTGTTCAGTGATGGACTTCAGACTGGTACCCAAATGTACAACAGTATAACTAACCAACCTATAGCTAGCGCTGGTGCTTACTTGTTTGTAGGTAGTGGAGATGAATTGTCTGATTTAACAGTTAGTCATGCTGGTTTAGATGCTAATAATGCTACAGCTGTACCAACAACATATTATGTAATGATACTAAATAGTAACGGGCAAATAGCGTCGTGGACACAGTATAATACTTTAACAACTTGCCCTTAATAACATATACAATATGCCAACAATAAATAATTATACTTTTTCAGACGTAACATATGTTATAGAAGAGAACGCAGATATAGCCAACGCAGTAGGGGCTAGTTTTGCAACTCTAACTATTTCTCCCGCTTCTGGGTTTACTATTGATGCTAATGATTTTTCTATAGATCCTAGTTTTTTTCCAAATACATATGTTAGTAGTGTAACTTTTGCTCAAAGCGGTGTTAATGTTGTTTGTACTATAAATTTTGCAGCTGGAGTAACAATGCCTTCTTCTAACGTAAATATACCTTTATGCGTTGTAGGCCAAGGAGTAGTTAATGAAATAACTATAGCAGGTACTTTTACGGCTAACGTTGGTACTAATGTTACTGGTGATAGTACAGAAACAAATACTCCTTACTCAAATTCAGGTGCTTTTGGGCAAAGTGAGTTATTATTTAGTAAAACATATACTGCAGCTGCTAATCATTATTTAGATGTTGGCGCGGGTATGCAGATTGTTCAAGGCGTGCAAAGTAACTATAACATAATTCAAACACCAACTTATGATTCTGAAAACAGATTAACAAGTATAACTTATGATGTTAATTACATATATCCAAATCAAAGTATTTCTGGTGATAAAATTGCTATTCGCTTAATTAAAGCTGTTGAGATTTTCACTATCGCAAATCCAAAAGTAAAAAGATGGTGTTGGTACGTTTCTGGTACAGGTTGCTACAAAACAGATAGAAATATTGAAAGTGTTGGTAGAACGCAAATTTGGAGAGTGTGGGGAGACGAAGGAGCAGTTTTTAGCGTTGTTTTAACAGATGATAATTCTGAAACAGGTCCAAATACATGGAATTTAGCAACTAACACCTCTATACCTTCTTCTGGTTATGTTGACGTTGAAGTTGTTTTTCCTGATATACAAAACTTGTCTTTAGATGTTGTTAGGTATTTTCTCACTATATCCGGAGCTGATGTTGATATTAATAACACCGTGGAGTATTTTAATCAATACAATGCAGCTCCTAGAATGATTTTTAATGGATTAAGCTCTCAAGGAATGACTGGATTTACACAAGTTGAATATCAGGGAGACGCGCTTAACAACTACACTACACCTGTTAAAGTTCCTGTAGAGTGGAATATCACAGCTCCTTCTGGAAGTAAAATAGGTTTATCATACCCATACTTGGAAGAAGATAGAGAGGTGTATCCTTTGATACCAGAAATGCAAAAAACTATAGCTTCTACAACGTTAGCTAGCACTGGAAGCACCATAACTTTAAGTAGTACAGATGGTATAGCTGCTGGTGATAGGTTTAATGCTTATGATGCAAGCTCTATTAAAGAGCAAGCTGTTAGTTTAGCTCCTTTTAACTACGAGGTTACAAGTGTTGATTCTTCAACTCAAATATCTGTTAGTCCAAACGTAAGCGTTGCCAATGATGTAGATATTTTATTTGTCAAGAACAACGGTACTAATATAGAGTTTGAGCTTACAAGCGTTGAAGTAACCGGAACTAGCACAGCTACAATAAAAGGCTTTGTAGATGTTTACAGCATAGGTGATTTAACTACTAACTTTACTATAGATATAGATCAATTTTTATATGTAATACCGTCGATAAGTTGCGCTGCAACATCTTCTTCTGGAGGTTATGATATAGTTGATTACGATATACCACTTGATCCAGCCGGTGGTTTAGTAGCATTTTTAGTTGATGCACAAGGTGTTCCAGATAAGTTTGAAATATACCACGGAAGCGCAACTACCGGTGATAAGGTAGCAACAACAAGTCACGTTATTCCAGGTTCTGGAACTTCTAACGATGGTCCTTTTGATAGTATATTTGGAACGTATAATACAGGAAACAAACTACCTTCAGCCACAGAAGCTGCTGGTGTAGATCAGTTTATTGGAACAAATATAACAAGTCCTTGGACATACACTAGACAATCTGAATTTAACACAGCAACCGGATATACCGTTAGCAGCATGACAGTTGGAAGTAATACATACCAACAAATACTTTGGTGGCAATATAGCGCTGCTGATTATAATGATAAAGATTTTGCTACACTAAGGGTCACTGGATCAACAGGAACTGCTTGGAGCGTGCTTAGGTTGTGCTGCCCTGATGCTAATTGTACATAAAATAAATAATTATGCCTAATTTAACATTAACATTTAACAACCCTTTCCCAGTAACATTGCAGGTTGGAGACGAAGTCTGGTTTTTAGATATAGACACAGGTAATGAAATTAAACTTGGAACGCTAACTGATATAACAGATTTAACTCTAACAATAGATATAGTGACTGGGGCTAGCCAACCTGAACCAGGTGTTGACTTTATATTTTTTAAAAAAGACACTAGAGCACACCTTGGTCAATTAAAAGGCTACTACGCTGAAGCGCAGTTTAGAAACAACACTACAGCGTATGCGGAATTATTCTCTGTAGGTAGCGAAGTGTTTGAAAGTAGTAAATAACATGTAATAATAATTATATGTTTAACTTAAATTTAATTTAATGGGATTATTATCTAAAAAAAACCCTTTAAAACAAATATTAGAGAATATACCAGAGACTAGAGGTTTGCTTTGGGAGAAGATATTAGAGCTTGAAAAACAAGTTTTAAATAATGTTGAAGGCGCTGTTCACCACACAGCTGGAGAAGAGCAATCAGAAGAGATGAAAGAAACATATCCTTTGATTCAGCACATAGAAGGTGGTTTATACACAAGAGAGATATTTATGCCTAAAGGTCATTTAGTTATAAGCATGGTGCACAAGCAAAACCATCCTTCTTTTTTATTAAAAGGTGAACTGTCTTATTTAGCAGACAATGGTGAAATAGTTAGGATAAAAGGTCCTCACGTTATATATACTAAAGAAGGTACACAAAGAGTTTTATATATACACAAAGATTGTCACTGGGCTTGTGTTTACAAAACAGATGCTCAGACTTTTGAAGAAGCTGAAGCTGATGTGTATACAAATAATTACAAAGAATTACCAGAAGAAATAATAGAAAAAAATAAAAAATTATGGCAGGAATTGGCACAGCTGCGCTCGTAGGTGGTGCAATACAAGGTATCGCTGGTATAGCCGGTGGTATTATAGGTAGCCGCAAAAGAAAGCGAGAAGAAAAAGCAGCTCAACGAGAGATGGCTATGAATAAAGCCGCTTATGCTCAATTAGACACTTCAAATCTTTATGCTGGTATGGAAAATACCATGGAGGACTTGACAGTTAACCAGCAGCAAGCTCAGTTTGAAAAACAAATGCAACAACAAGCATTGGCTACTACTATGACTGGTCTACAAGGTGCTGCGGGTGGATCTGGTATTGCTGCATTAGCTCAATCACTAGCTGGACAACAAATGCAAGCAGCTCAACAAGCTTCTGCGACTATAGGTCAACAAGAGCAGCAGAATCAATTACTCCAAGCGCAACAAGCTCAAAGATTACAAGAGCTAGAAGCTCAAGGAGCAACTCAAGCTAGAGCTTTAGAATATGAAAAAACAGGTACGCTATTAGGTATGTCTCAACAAAGACTTGGCGCTGCTAAACAAGCTAGAGCAGCCGCTACACAGTCTATAATCGGTGGTATTGGAGCTATTGGTGGCGCTGTAGCTGGATCAGGTGGAGCTATGTTTGGTGGCGGTGGTGGCGCTGGAACACAATAAAATAATAATAAAAAATGGCAGTAAACGAAGCATTAATAAGAGGCGCAGCTGTAGCTGCAGGACCAGTAGTAGATTACTTTGGGGCTTTTTCTAAAGGTTTTCAATCAACATATGGACCTATAATGGAGCAGCGCAAAGCTAAATTAAAGGCTGATCAAGAAAAGAAAGCTGCTCAAGACGCTAAAATGATTAAGCTTTTAGACGGTTTAGAAGACATAGATATAGCCAACTTAAACCCTCAAGAGCAAAAAGAAATAGCAACAAAAGCATTTGCCTGGAAAAAAGAATACGCTGATATAGCTAGTCAATTAGCTAGAGTGTCAGCTTCTGATAATTATGAGTTATACATGGAGCTATCTGACAAGTTAAACTCTATAAACAATAGATTTGTTAATTTAACTAACAATATAAAAGTTCAAAAAACGGGTAAACTTGATTGGGCTGATAATACTAAAGCTGGTAAATATTCTATTCTAAACACTTTAAATGGTGAAAGTGACAAAGCTGAATCTTGGTTTACTGGTGATTTAGAAGTTGGGCCCAATGGAGAAGCTGTGTATGGTGGTATAAAAGAACCGCCTGTTCTTGTACTTAAAGATGCTGGTGTAGCTTTTGGTAATTTATATAAAAACGACATAGAGGAAGCTTACAAAAGAAAAGTACCTTATACTCCTGAAGAGACAATGCGGTATAAAGATGACTTAAAAACATCTTTAAGCCCACAAGTTGCCGAAATGATAATAAAAGGAGATAACATTATACCGGGTGTAAATCCTGATTTATTCTCTGATATAGATCCAGATGCAAAAGACATAGTAGATCAAGTAGCTATTAGATTAGCCCAAGGTCGTAGTGATGTTGCTTCTCAATATCTAAATCAGATAGAACAAAAAGAGCAACAAGATTTACAATCAAAAGAGCAAGGACAATTAGATATATACAGAAAGAAAAAACAAATAGACCAACAGTTCAAGTCTGACACTGATAAGCCTACTCAAACAGAGATAACTAGAACTCAAAAGCTTGAGAAAATAGAAAAAAGAGCTAAAAAAAGAGTTGATAGTATTTTAAAAAATCCAGTATTAGCTGTTTTAGCTGTTCAAGGAGTTAGTGAAGAAGACGTTGAAAGAGATCCAAAAAACCCAAGAGTTATTGTGATAAAAGGTGAAAATGGAGATTTAAGGTTTGATACTAATAATAAAAGCGATATATCTAAGTTAGCAAAAACTCTTGAACAAATAGAGTTTGGAGCTGACGCTATAACCGACGATGTAAAATTAGCTATAGATGATTATATAGCTGAAAGAAGAAAAAAAAGAAATCCATTATTGGACGAATAATTAAAATAAAATAATATGCCTGATTATATTTTTAAAGGTAAACCTATTGACGAAAGTCTAGTTGTTGAAGCTGCTGAAGTTAAAGGTTTGACTGTTGAAGAGTACGTTAATCAAAAAGAAGGTTTAGAACTGGTTGTAATCGATCCACCAGCAAAGAAAACAGACGGTGTACCGGGTGCAGTTGCTCCGTCGGGACCTCAACCGGCACCAACTATGGAATCAGTTTTGGAAACTGGTTTTTCGGGTTTACAAGATCCAACAGAAGTAAATAACGTATATACAACACCTTTAACGCCTGAAGACAAGTTAGATACACCTTACTGGATGCTACAAAAAATGGCTCGAGAGAATAATTTAACAGTTGAAAGGCGTAATCAAATTTTAGATGAAGGTATTGAAGGTAAATGGGGCAAGAAAGGAGCTAACGATTTAGTAAGAGACGCTCTTGAAATGAGTGTTGAGTCTAAAGATATAGATCAACAAACGTTTGAAAATTATTTTCCATTAGACATAATTGAAGCACCTATTGAAATAGAAGGAGCTTCATACAAATATGGTGGTGGTAGCATGAGGCCTGTAACTGCAGAGGTTATAAAGCAAAGAATATTTGACTACGCTTTTGACAATAATTTAGATGAGCAGCAAGCCGAGGATTACTATAACTTATATTTAAACTATAAAAATGATGGTGATTTAACACCTATTAACGATCTTCAAGAACAAACACTGTCAGCGTTAAAAATAAAATCAGAGCAAGAAGTAAGATCTAAAAACTTAGAGTTAATAAGCAGAGATTATTCTGAAGAAGTAAGGCAAAGAGCTCTTCAAAATCTAGGTGGTTACGAGCAAAATATAGAGTCTATATTAGAGTCAACAAATCAGCTTAATGATCTTATTTTAAAATATGAAGATGAGGTTAAATCATATTCTGCCCAATACAAACCAACGGCAGATAAAATAAACGCGTTAGACTCTGAAATAGAGTCTTTAAAGCAAAGATACGAAAACCAACCAAGACCAGCACTCCTTGATCTTTATCAACGAAAAATAAACGAAAGAAATAAATTAGCATCGTCAATAAATCCTGAAGAATTAGCTAGAACAGAGGCTGATTTAGGTGCTCAATACGCTAAAATAAGCGATTTACAAAACAAAAGAGAAAACAAGATTCTTGCTACTACAGCTCAATATGGTGATTTAGAAAAAGGCTCTAAAAACTATGCAGCTACTTTAGAAGCTTTAAATAAAAACTATAGTTGGACTACAAGAGCTGGGTATATGATGGAGCAAGCTTTTGGTGGAGCAACAGCGACTGTTGGATCTTATATATATAAAGGTTTAACATATGCTACTGCAGCTGGCTTGTCGGGGCCTTTTAAACCTGTAGACGTTGGATATATAAATAAAAAAATTATAGAGTCAGGTGATGCTGTTGTTGCCGCTGCAGCTGATTATAATTTAGCTATAGAAGAAAAAATTAAAAAAGAACTACCTCAAGCTGTAACCGTTGAAGATGTTAAATCTGGAAGGGCGTCTATAGGTAGTTTTATATACGACTCTAGTGCTAATGCAACACCTACTTTAGCTACTATATTTGCGCCAATGAAAGCTGTTAAAATTCTTGGTACAGGTGCTAAAGCTTTAAAAGGCGCTGAAAAAATAAAAGCTTTAGGTTTAGCTGCTGATAGATATAGAAAAGCAGCTAATGTTTCTTCTTACCTAATGGGTGTTCAAACTGGCGGCGGCATGATATCAGGTGTAGAGATTGGTAAGCTTCAAAACCCAAAGCAAATAGCATTACTAAAAGAAAAGCTTGAAACAACTAAAGATCCTATAGCTATATCTAAAATAAACGATCAAATAGCTCAGCTAGAAAACACAATGAACAAGTCTTCATTTACAACTGGTTTGTCTGGGCTTGTCACTGGTTCTATAACTAGATATACTGAAAAATTAATAACACTAGGTTTATTTGATGATTTTGCATCAATGGCTAATCAAACCGGTAAAAACGTTTGGTTAAATTTGTTTAACACTGGTAAAACACTAACAGGCGCTGTTATTAAAGAAGAAGGGCAAGAAATAGCTGAACAGATACTAACTACCGGTGTTGCTAAAAATGTTATATTAGGTGAAAACGTAAATATATTTGATGGTGTTGATTTAGATTTGGTTGCTAACACAGCCGTTGCTACTACCCTTATGCTGGGTGGTAAAACAATGAACAATACGCATAACATATTAGCTGAGCATTTTACATCTAAAGAAGAGCAAGCTAGTATTCAGTCTAAAATAGACGAGCTGCAAGTTGTTATGTCTCTACCTACAGAGGAGAGAATAACCAAAACAAAACAAATTTTAGCCGACATAGGTCTTGCAGATGTAGTATCTCTTAGTAAATTAAACTTATTAAATAAACAGGAGCTAAATAGAGTTGGTGAAATACAAGCTGAGTTAAATAGATTGTCTAGAGCAGCTCAAAGACTAGCTGCTGGCATACAAGGTTTACCAACTGATCAAGATATAAAAGCTATTAAAAATCTAGAAGATCAATACAATGATCTTTCTAATCAAAAAGAAAAAATACTTTTAACAAAAAGAAAAACTAATCAAGAGTTTTTAAAGAAAAAGCAAATAGAAGCAAGTCCTGAAAGATTATTTCATTTAGCTTTGTTTGATTCATCTAATGTACTAGCTTCTAGTATGGTTGGCAAAGGTAATGAAATTATATTTATAGAACATGATGAAAATGGTAATAAAGATTTTTCATCTATAGAAAAATTTAAAGGGCAAAAAATAAAGTACAAAGATGATGAAGGCGTAGAACAGGAGGCTGATATATATGATTTAATATCAGAAGGTACTAATGCTGGTTATAATTTTGGAAATGTAGCTATAGTAGACATGTTAAACGCTAGACAAGCGATAGCTACTATACCAGTTAATTCTGATGGTAAGTTTGCTGCGGTATCAGCTCTACACGAAGTTAGCCATATAAGAAACAAGGGTAAAAAGCTTAAATTTGAAGGAGATAGCGACGAGGCCATAGCAAATAGAAGGGCTGTCACAGAAGCTATTACAGCTGTTGATGATAAGTTTGCTCAAGGGTCTATTTCTGAAGAAGATTATAATACAATAAAAAATAGATTAGAAGTATACGAAAAAGACGGGGACTACGAGGAGTTTATGCAAGTCTTGAGTGATGCTAGACTATTAGGCGTTTTAACTAAAGGTGATTTTAGTAATCCTAGCCTAGCTAAACCATTTATTGATTTATTTCAAAATATAATGGTTAAAACATTTGGTGATCAAGCTCAAGTATTTGCTCAGTTCAACACAGGTTCAGACGTATTTAACTACATCGAAAACTTTAGAAAAAATGCAATACAAGGAGTTGTAGTTAATGAGCTGGAAGAAGAAGATCAACTTACTTTATCTGCATCGAAAATAAACGATTTAGCCAAAAAATACAAAGAAGGTAATATAACAGCCGAAGAAGAAGCTTCTTTAGTTAAACAATATAATAGAATAGCTTTAGGACCAGGTCTTAATTTCCAGGGATATAAATCTAGACAAGCAGAACAAGAAGGTTTAAAAGCTATATCAAGAGAAGATGCTATTGGCGAAGTTGGAAAATATTTTTCTGGTATATTAGAAAGATTTAATCCAGAGACAAGCGACTTTTCAACATGGGTTGTTAATAATATAAGACCTAAAAGACAATCTTTTTATGAGCAAGAAATAGGTGGTAAAGAGGTTGAAACTAGAATATCAGATGAAAGAGCTAAAGAGCTTGAAACTATAGCTGAAGAAACAACAGCTCCAGTCACTGAAGTAGATACAGACTTTAAGCTAGTAGATAGTATTAGAGTTGATAAAAAACCTTTAGAAGTAGAATTTAAAGATAAAGTTAGAAAGTTTGTTACAGAGCAGTTAAAAGATCTTGATCCACAAAGTGAGACTTTTAGAAAGCAAGCATTTAAACCTAATAAAGATTTTATTAACTTTATAAAAAATAATCTTTTAGGTAAATCAATAACTGATTATAGAGACTTTATAAGAAATAATCCAAACTTTGTTAAAGGTCTGAATATAGCGGCTTTAATTAAGTTTGACACTGGTTTAGTTAAACAAGGTAAACCTAGATTATTTACAGAGTTTAACAGAAGACTTACAACTCAAAAAGATATTGAGAAGTTTATGATGCAAGGTAGAGTACCATATCTAACTGTAAAACAGATGGGGCAGGGTGCTAATCTATACAATAGACTTAAACCTACAGAAACTCAAATTGTAAACTTCTTAACAAATGAAATACCATCAACTGTTAGTAATAGAAAAACAGCAATAGCTAGAGAAATAGCTAATAGATTTATAGCTGAAGCAGCTCCATCAACAGAGATGTTTCAAGCTAAACCATTAGAAGCTAGAGCTAAAACGGCTGAAAAATTACAAGTTTCACCAACAGCTAAATTTAGTAGAATAGCTCAAACATTGTTTGATTTAGGTTTAAAAGGTAGATCTAAAGTTGATTCTTTATTGACAAAGTTTGATTTAGAAAGATCATTAGATTTAAAGAAGTTAGTACTAACTCAAGAAGGTAGAGACAAAATTACTAATGCTTTTGAAACTGTTATTTTCCCATTGCTTGATAGAGACGCCTGGTTACAAAGAGACTCTTTCACAAGTAGTAACGCTAATTATAATATAAGTATAAGTAAAGGCACAAAAACTGAAATAGATGCGTTTTATGCGTTAAAAGAACAAATAAAATCTAGAATTGAAAATGCTCCAGACAGCGCTTTTGGATCTAAAGTTAAAGATTCTAATGGTAACATTATTGATTACAAGATAAGTGGCTATGCAACTGTATTTAAAGGAACTCCTTCTGAAATAAAAACAAAAGCAGAAGAGTTCAATAGAAAAGTAACTGCAATACACGAGACATTGTGGGAAAGGATAGCTGATACTATTAGTAAAGATAAATCTAAAGCTTCTATTATTGCCACGTATCTAAAACTAACCGCTAATGATAAATCATCTTGGCATAGAAGAGGTGCTGCTATATTTGGTTATTCACCAAATCCAAAAGCTAAAGGCAAAACAATATATGAAATGGAGCACGCTATGCCAGCTACATCCGCTTATTTGTATTTACTTGACTCAGCTATAACTAATGCTGGTGTTAAAAATAGCACGTTTAAAGAAGCTTATAAATTAATTTCTGATAATTACAAACTTATAGCATTAGACAAAGTTGAAAACTCTAAACTAGGTAAAGCTAAATTAGGTACATCTATGCCAAGAGGTTGGGATGTGTTAGAAAACTTTTGGTGGCAAAGATATTTTAACGAAGAAGTAGCTAAGTTTGAAGGAGGTATTGATCCAAACTCTATAGTTGATATAAACGGTAACAAACTAGGTGATTTATTTAATATAGATTCTTTTGGTAAAGCTATTAATAGTGAAGTAGCTAAATCAACTTTAAAAGCTTCTAAAATAAACAACAAGCTTCAACCAAATGGTTTAAAATACGATGACGCGGTACAAAATGCTACTCAACTGGCTAGTCTTAGCACGTTAGATAAGGCGTTTGATAACGCTAGAGATATAGATGCGCCTATTAAAAAAATTAGAGTATTTGACTTTGACGATACGTTAGCTAGATCAAAAAGTAAAGTATTATACACGGTACCAAACGTTGAAGGCGGTTTTAGTGAAGGCGCTACAAACTTGAAGGCTATATTTATGGTTGGTGGTCCTGGTGCTGGTAAAACAAATGTTGGTAAAGGATTACAGCTTGGTAGACGTGGTTATAAAGTAGTTAATCAAGATATAGCTCTTGAGGCTATGAAAGAAGAAGCTGGGTTACCGGCTAAAGAATCTGATTATACCGCGGAGCAAAGATCAATGAGATCTAAATTAGGTGCTGCGGCTAGAAAAGCTGCTGTAGCTAAGTTTGATAAGTATGCAGCTGCAGGCAATGGTATGGTAATTGATGGTACAGGTGCTTCATATAACGCTACAACTAAAAAAATAAAAGCTTTACAAGACGCTGGTTTTGAAGTTCATATGGTCGTGGCCATGACACCACTTGAAACAGCATTGGAAAGAAACAGAGCTAGAGCTGAAAGGTCATTACCAGATTTTGTTGTAGAAAAAACATATCAACAAGTGCAAGAAAGCTTAGCTAAATACAGAGAAGACTTTGGTGATCGTTTGTATGAAATAAACACAGAGACTATAGAGTACGGTAAACCTTTGCCTAATGAATTCTTACAAAAAGTTTATGCTGGTATAAACAGAAACAAGGTTGGTAAAGTTGATGCAAGTAATTTTGCCACTGAATATGATATTTTAGAAAGTCAAGGTGCACAATTTGATTTTAGAGAATTTAGCAAGGTAATTGATGGTAAAAAAGGACCATTGTTTAGCGTTGCTGAAAAAATAGCCGCAGCTAGAGGTACTGATGACGTATTTATATTAACTGCTAGACCAGCTGATGCTGCTAAGCCTATACAAGACTTTATGAAAGAGTTTGGTGTAGATATACCACTTAAAAACATAACTGGATTAGGTGACGGTACTGCAGCTGCTAAAGCTAGATGGGTAGTTGGTAAAGCAGCAGAGGGTTATAATGATTTCTATTTTGCTGATGACGCTGTTAAAAACGTTCAAGCCGTTAAAGACGCTTTAAGTGTCCTTGATGTTAAGTCTAAAACTCAACAAGCTAAAGTTAAGTTTTCTAAAACAAACTTGAGTAAAGAGTTTAATAAAATAATTGAAGGTAAAACAGGTATTGGCGCTGAAAAAACATACGCTAGAGTAAAAGCTGAAGTTGCTGGCGCTGGTAAAGGACGATTTAGTTTCTTTATAGCTCCATCTGCAGAGGACTTTACAGGTTTGCTATACAC